GCCCGCACCTACCGCCCGATCGGGAACCTCCGCGTCCAGGTCGACGACTTCGGCACCACGACCGGCCTCGTCGTCAAGACCGACCCCGGCTCCACCGGTGTCTACGCGACGACCTTCACCCTGAACCAGGACTACATCGTCGAACCGACGAACGCCCTCGCCCTCGGCCGCCCGTTCACCACGATCACGATCGTTGGCCCGACCGCGTTCTCCCTCCCGGTGAACTACTGGCCCCAAGTCGAAGTGACCGCCAAGTGGGGATGGCCGACCGTCCCCGACGACGTCACCGAGGCGACCTACATCTTGTCCGCCGACCTCTACAAGAGGCGCGACTCGGTCGGCGGGGTCCTCGGCCTGTCCGAACTAGGCGCGATTCGCATGAGCCCCCTCGGCCGGGACATCGCCGCAATGGTCCGCGCCTATCGGCGCGAGTTCTTCGCATGACCCCGAACGGCGTCCGCGCCGGTCTCGGCACCGCCCTCGACACGATCACCGGGCTCCGCGTATTCGACTACGTCCCCGACTCTCTGTCCCCGCCGGCGGCCGTTGTCGAACCTCTCGAGGTTGACTACGACGAAGCAATGAGGCGCGGCCTCGACTTCTACCGTGCCTTCATCCTCATCATCGTCGGCAGGATGTCCGACCGGTCCAGCCAGGACCGCCTCGACGCCTACGTCGCCGGCTCCGGTGCGAGCTCCGTGAAGGCCGCACTCGAAGCGGACAAGAGTCTCGGCGGCGCCTGTTCGACTCTCCAGGTCACCTCGGCACGTCCCCGCGAGGTAGTAGTCTCTGGGGTGAACATGATCGCCTACCGCTTCGAGGTTTCCATCTATGGCTAACTACAAGGTCCTCGTCGAGAACTCGACCCTCGGTCCCGTCGGGGCCGTGGTGACCGAGGCCGACATCATCGCCGCGCCCGCCGACGTCGAGCTCCTCGTCGCCGCCGGGATCGTCGAGTCCACCACCACCAGCAAGAAAGACAAGGAGTAGGGCTATGGCCGTATTCGTTCTCACCGACGCGAGCGTCACGATCAACACGGTCGACCTCTCGTCCTACGTCACGAACGTGACTTTCACCTACGAAAAGGACCAGGTCGAGACGACCGCAATGGGCGCCACAGGGCACGTCTACACCGGCGGACTTCAGAACCTCTCGGTCGCGATCGAAATGAACCAGGACCTCGCCGCCGGAAAAGTGTTCGACACCCTCTGGTCCGCGGTCGGTTCCGGCTCCAACACGCTCGTCGTGAAGTCCCTCTCGTCGGGCTCGCCGAATCCGACCCTGACGGTCAGTTCGAGTTTCCTCCCCTCCGCCCCGGTCGTCCAGGGCGCCGTCGGAGATCTCGCCAAGACGAGCGTGACGTTCGTCGGTGGAACGGTCGTCAAGAGCTAGCCATGCCGATCAACGTCGCCGTCCAGCACAGGGACGGGCAGACAGTCACCGCGACAGTCTGGCCGTCGACCGAGGTCGAGTTCGAGGACCACTTCGAGATCGTCTGGTCCGAAGCGTTCGCCCGCGACCACGTTCCCCAGAAATACCTCTACTTCGTCGCCTACCACGCCGAGAAAGACGCCGGCAAGACCGGCCTCGACTTCCCGGAATGGCTCCGCACCGTCGCCTCCGTCTCCATCGCCGGCGAACCCGCGGACCCTTCCCCCCCGGTAGCACCACCTGGCTCATAGGTGCTCTCGCCGTAAGGACCGGGATCTCGCCGCTAGAACTACTCAAGACCCCGCCCCGCATCCTCGCCGTCATGGTCGAGCAAGTGTGGCCTCGGGCAGACATCAAGACAGGAGCGGACGCATGGCAGGGACTGGCGTCTACGGATTTCGGCTAGGCGACCAGGACGCCCCGATCCGTGCCGACGTTGTCGGCCTCCGCGAAGTCCAGCGCGACCTCCGGAAACTCGGCGACGACACTAAAACCGAGATGAAGGACACGCACAAGGCGGCCGCCGAGGTCGTCGTCCTCGGCGCGAAACGTCTCGTCCCGTACCGCACCGGTGCCCTCGCCAACTCGATCCGCGCCCTCGCCTCCAACACTTCCGGCCGGGTCCGCGCCGGCTCCGCCTCGGTGCCCTACGCCGGCCCGATCCACTTCGGATGGCCGGCCCGCCGTATCGCACCCCAGCCTTTCATCTACGACGCGATGGACCAGCGCGTCGACGAAATCCGCGGCCTCTACGACCAGCGCATAAACGAGCTAATCGAGAAGTACGACCTCTCCTCCGGGCAACCGGTGAAGCAAGCGCGAGCGGCCCGCGCCGCCGCCGGGAAGCGTGACACCGGCAGACAACCCGACGCCCTCCTCAAGGACGCCGCCGGTCGCATCATCGGCGGGGTCTACGACACCGACGTCATCTACTTCTAGAATGGCGCTATGGCTCGCGGAATCTCTGTTGTAATCTCCGGGTCCGCGGCCCCGCTCCGCAAGGCGATCCGGGAGGCGACCGACAGCCTCGGCCGGATGAGCACCGGCGCGACGCTCGCGTTCGGTGCCGCCGCCACCGCGACGACCCTCTTCGCGAAGCAAGCGATCCAGGCCGCCGCCGACGACCAGAAACAGCAGGCTCTCCTCGCCCGCCAGCTCCAGGTCTCGACCGGTGCGACCCGCGCCCAGGTCGCCGCCGTCGAGGACTACATCGACGCGACCCAACGCTCCGTGGCGGTGTCGGACACCGAACTCCGCGCCGCGTACCAGTCCCTTGCCGTCTCCACTAAAGACCTCGCCACCTCCCAGGACCTCCTGAACGTCTCTATCGACGTGGCCGCGGCAACCGGGAAGTCGACCTCCAGCGTCGCCGAGGCCCTCGCCCGTGGGTACGCAGGCAACACACGCGCACTCGCCACCCTGTCCCCCGAGGTGAAGAAGGCGATCAAGGACGGCGCCACCTTCTCCGACGTTCTCGACATCCTCCGCCAGAACTTCGCCGGCGCCGGCGCCGAAGCATCCCAGACGATGGCGGGCCAGCTCGCCATCCTGGGGAACACGGTCGACGAGGCGAAGGAGTCGATCGGTGCGGCGCTCCTCCCGGCGCTCCAGGCGATTATCCCGTATTTCGTGAACCTGGCGAACTTCGCTGGCCGTAACGCCGCCCTACTCGGCACCCTCGGGACCGTCGTCGGGGTGTTCGCCGGTGGCATCCTGGCGGCTCGAGCGGCGCTCGCCGCATGGCGCACGATCGCGGCGATCACCACGGCCGCGAACCTCGCGCTCGGGCTCTCCTTCTCCGCCGTCCAGATCGCGACCGGTGTCGGCATCGTCACCGCTCTTGCCGCTATCCCGGTCTACCTCAAAATGAAGGACACCTTCGACAAGCTCAAGACCTCGACCGGGGAATACAACGTGGCGCTCGGCGCCGTCATCACCTCCCAGAAGCAACTAAACGACTACATGGGTCCCGTCCCGTCCCGCGACCTCGCCACCTTCCAGACGCATTACTCCGGGATAGCGGACGTCGCCCCGAAGGCCGCCGCCGGTGTCGACAAGGCGGCGAAAGCGTTCCAGACGATGAAGGACCGCCTCACCTCCGCGAAGGACGCCCTTCGCCAGTACGTCGACGGCATCCGCGACACGATCGCCGGCTCCGTGAGCCTGTCCGCCGCTCTGTCCGACGCCGACTCCCAGCAAGCCGCCGCCACTAAAGGTGTCGCCGACGCCCTCGAGGACCGTAAAAACGCCTACGAAGCCCTCAACCAGGCGCAACAGACCGACGACGTGAAAGCACTCGGCGACGCCCTGAAGCGCGTCGAGGACGCCGAGCGGCGCGTCACCGAGGCGCAAGCGGTGAAACCGAAGAGCTACACCGAACTCTTCCGGGAACAAATCAACGCCGCGAAAGAGTTCGCCGGCAACATCAGGAACCTCATCGCCGCTGGCCTCGGCAAGGCGGGCCTCGCCCAAATCCTCAACCTCGGCCCGGTCGCCGGGAACGCCGTCGCGAAAGACCTCCTCGCCGGCACCGCTGGACTCACGATCGGGGAACTCAACACGAGCCTCTCGGACGTTGCCGCCGCCGGCTCCGCGGCCGGTATGGCCATCCCGGGCTACACCCAGGCGCTCGGCGCGACCGTCGGCGGGACCGCCGCGGCCCCGACGATCATCATCCAGGCCGGCGTCGGTGACCCGGCCAGCATCGGGAAAGAGGTCGCCGCCGTCCTCAACTCCTACGGCGCCAAGACTGGCGGCGTCCCGATAACAGTCAAGCGCCCGAAGGCAACGCCCGCCCGGAAAGGGTCGAAGGTCGGGTAATGCCGAACCCTGTCACGAAGGTCGAGATCGCGTTCGCCGTCGGCCCGTATGTCGAGTCCCCTACCTGGACAGACGTCACGAGCTACGTCCGCGCCTTCTCGGTGCGCCGCGGCCGCGCCTCCGAGGTCGAAAACTTCGAGGCCGGCACCGCGAACCTTGTCCTCGACAACCGCGACCGCCGGTTCGACCCGTTCTACACGAGCGGCCCGTACTACGGGAACCTCGTCCCCCGCCGGCAGATCCGCATCTCTGGCACCGTCGGCGCCACCTCCTACGCGATTTTCCGAGGGTTCATCGACGGATGGCCTGTCACCCTCACCGACGCCGGCTACGACTCGACCGTGACCCTCTCCTGTTACGACACTCTCGGCCTTATCGCCGACGAAGAACTTCCCGACGACCTTTCCGACGCCTACATCCGGAGCTTTTCACCACGGCACTACTACCCGCTCGACGACCCGATCGACGGGCTCACCCCGACGACCGTCGTCTGTAACGACGCCGGCTCCCTCCCGCTTGACCTGAAGCCGACCGTCACCTCTGCCCAGACCCGCATCGGCAACCTCGACGCGATGGCACCCGCCCTCGCGAACACTTCCCTCAGTCTCGACGACCCGGTCGAGGTCCGCCTCCAGGGCTACAACTCCGGCATTATCACGACACCCGCCGCGATGACCGTCGCCCTCTGGTGGGTCCTGTCCCAGCCGACTATCTCAACCCTCATCACCCAGGTCGTTAGCGGCTTCGTTGTCGAAGCGTCATACAGTCTCTCGACCGCCACACTTACCGTCGACGTCACGAACAGCTCAACCGGGAACCGGAACCGGTACACCGCGACGAGTTTCACGGTCGACACGACTATTCCGCACCACCTCGCGATCGTCGTCGCCGCCGGCGGGACAGCCACCGTCTACCTCGACGGGGTCGCCGTGTCGATGTCCGTCGCCGCTAGTTCCCTCATCGTCGACCGGTCCGAGTCGGTCCTCCTCCGCGCCGGTCAATACCAGCAACTCGCCGTGATCCCGTCCGCCCTCACCCAGACCCAGGTCCAAGAGCTCTACCTACTCGGCAACTCGAAACTCCCGGAGGGAACGGTCGCCCGGTTCCAGCGCATCATCGGGTACACGAGCGTCCCTGCCGGTCTGACCGCCACCCCGTCGACGACCTACGTCGCGAACCTTATGCAGATCGGTGCCGGCGGACCGCCCGTCACCCAGGAACTACAAACCCTCGCCGACTCCGAAGGCGGCAACGTCTACGTCTCCAAGACCGGCGTCCTCACCCTCACCTCCCGCAACGCCATCTTCGAGGGTCGGAGCCTCACCTCCCAGGCCACGTTCGGCGACACCGGGATTACCCTCGCCCCCGAGCTCGCCTACCGGGTCGACGCGGACACCATGCGAAACGACCTCGCCATCGGCTACTCCGGGGACGGCACGATCCAGATCACCGACGCGACCAGCGTCGCCGCCTACGGCACGAACGGCGGCTCCTGGAAAACCCAGCTCTCAACCGTGGACCAGGCCGAAACCCTCGGCAACCTTCTCGTGGGTTTCTCGAAGGAGCCCACCCCGGTACTCGACCCTGTCCGCGTGAACGTCGCCGACACTAACGCCGGCTGGGACTCCGTCCTCGCCCTCGAGCTCCTCGACCGGATCACCGTGAACGTGGTCCCCCGTGTCGGCTCGACCATTGTCCTCAAGCAGATCGTCCAGGCGATCGAGCACAACGTCACACCGGGAACGTGGCAGACCACGTTGACCGGGTCAACCCGGTTCACGAATCCGTTTATCCTCGACGAGTCCCTCCTCGATGGGACGGACCTCCTCATCTAGACTCGGAGCGACCCTATGCCTACACCGCCAGACTTCACCGCCGGCACCGCTCTCGCGGCCGCGTCCCTCAACAAGATCGGCCTCTGGGAAATAACCAAGACTGATTTCACAAACTCGTCGGCGGTCAATGTTGACTCGGTATTTACGAGCTCCTTCACTCATTACCGCCTGTTATGTGAAATTACTAACGCGAGTGTGGGAATGGACATCTATCTACGGCTCCGCGCGGCTGGAACGACAAACGCTAACAGCAACTACCTGTTCGCCGGATACATCTCATATATGGGGTCAGTCATCCATGCCGGCATAAGCTCCGGGGGAACGACGACACAATGGACGATTTGCTCGCAAGACCCCACCTACAACCCCAACCTCCCTTTTTCGGTCGAAATAATGAATCCACAGACCACCTATCGGACCGCAATGTTCTCCCACGGATTCACGCCGGTCAACCCTCAACCCTATTTTCGGCACGTCGGCGGCGTCACATCTGTCACTACAAGTTATGACGGGTTCGCACTCGTTACGACTAGCGGAACGATTAGCGGAACCGTCACGGTGTACGGCTACGGAAAGGTCGCGTAACAATGTCGGACCCCATTTACGGCACCTTCCACGACGCCCGCACCGGTCAGACCATCACGCGCGAACTTACGCCGGACGAAGTAGCGGAACTCAAGAGAGAACCCGTGGACCCGGTTCCGATTCCCGAGCCTGAGTGATACGTCGACTCCTGCCCCTGGTAGGAGTCCTCCTAGCGATCACGAGCACAGCGGCCCGCGCCGAGACTCCCGGCCTCACCGCCACCGGTCACTCAACCGACCTCGCCACCACCTGTTACGAGGGAACCTTCACGAACCTCGCCCGCAACTACGGCCAGGGCCCCCTCGAAACCTGCCCCGGAGACCGCGTCACCTTCACCCTCACCGGCTCCGTCTGGTCCCCCAACCCCGAGACCGTCTGGTTCGCCGGCTCCGACGACGGGCTCCGCATCTGGCTAGACGGCGACCTCGTCATCGACGACTGGTATCCGCGCTCCTGTTCCGGCCGCACGTTCACGCCGGCGCTCCCTACCGGCTGGCACGACATCCGGGTCGAGTTCTTCGAGGACGGCGGCGACGCCTGTCTCTACGTCGGCCAGCTCCGCGGGAACATCTGGACATGGCTCGGGGAGGCGGACCTGGCAACCTCGGCGCCGGCACCACCGACAACCGAACCCGCCACAACGTCCACCGAATCGAGCACCACGTCCACAACCCTGCCAACGTCGACAGAACCGCCACAAACCAGCGTCGCCCCATCGTCGACCTATCTCGAGAGCACGACGACGACGAACACGATCCAGACCGTCCAGACAACGACGACCGGGGTCCAGTCCACGACGACCTACCAGCCGGTCCCGAGCAGTAGCGCCCCGATCGACACCGCACCGAGCCCGACCAGCATCCAGGCACCGGAGACCACATCCACCCTGTCGAGCACGACGAGCCTCGCGACCGTCCCGATCCCGAGCACCATTCCCAACGTGACTACCACGACATACACGCCGGCAACGGTACCCGACGACCTCACCCCGGCGGAGGCATACCAGACCGTTCTCGACTCCCTCGACGAGCTCACCGCCGACACCGCCGGCGAAGTGTTCGCCGCCCTCGACGTCGACACGCTCACGACCGCCCAGGGTGACGCCCTCACCGCGGCCGTCCAAGACGCTCCCGTCGAGATCCGGGAACTCTTCGAGGAGAACGTCAACATCTTCGCCGGTGTCACCGACAACTACGTCCCGCTCGGGTCGACCGTCCCGGTCCGTACCCGCCGAATCATTATCATTACGACCGGGCTACTCGTGGCAATGCCCGCACCATCCACGAGGAGACCCCGATGAGGTTCATAAACGAGAACATCTGGACATGGGCCGGCACCGGCCTCGCCCTCATCACCCTCTCCGGCCCGACCCAGTCCCGCGCCCTACTCATCA